ATGTTTGACTACGAGGTATATGGTATTGCATATCTCAAATTTGTAGTTGAAAAGATGGAAGACTTTGACGAACTAGATCGTGCAGTGGATGAGTATCGCTTGCGTGGTTTTGCTGGTCCTGTATTTGTTATGCCAGTTGGTGGAGTTGTCAGTGTGTATGATGGCAATCGCATTAATGTTGCTGACGAAGCACTCAAACGTGGCTATTGGTACAGTCCAAGATTACACGTTGATCTCTGGGGAAACGGATGGGGAAAATAAATGTTTGATTGGATTAAAAACAAATTTAAAAAGTTGCCAGATCCTGTACAGGCTCCTGCTATGCCTGAAAACAAGGCACCAGTAAAAACAGCCAAAGAACTAGCTACCGAAGCAGGGGAACCATTTGTGGCAATTCTTAAAATGGATATTGATCCTGCTAACTTACACCAAGGTGCATTTGAACTAGATTGGAATGAAATCTTTGTGGCTCGTTTGGTCAAGGCCGGCTACATGATGAAACCCAATGACGTAGATGCTGATATTGTGGATCGTTGGTTTCAAAATGTTTGCCGACATGTGGTTATGGAAACATGGGAACAAGAACAAGCCATGCTCAAAGGGGTTGGACAGTACGTAAACACTCGCGATATTGGCGGCGGTAGAACCGAAGTGTCATGATCTTTAACCACATTAAACAGCTAAAGAAAGAAGGCAAACGAATTGGCATCACTTTTTCAACCTTTGACATGCTCCACGCGGGCCACATTGCCATGCTCTCGGAAGCCAAGAATCACTGTGACTACCTCATCTGTGGGCTCCAAACGGACCCGACTATCGATAGGCCTGAGACTAAGAATCATCCGATACAAAGTATTGTGGAGAGACAGATACAGCTTTCTGCATGCCGTTATGTTGATGAAGTTGTTGTGTACCAAACCGAACAGGATCTCGTTGACCTTCTACTAATTCTGCCAGTTGATGTTCGTGTGCTTGGTGTAGAATACGAACACAGTGAATTTTCGGGACAGGAAGAATGTTATATGCGTAACATTGAAATTGTGTTCAACGGCCGAGATCATTCGTTCTCAAGCTCAAGTCTGCGCAAACGTGTGGTTGCCGCGGAGACATTCAAGGTGTTAAAAGATGGAACCAATCAAACCGCCTAAAATTATCAAAATATATCAACTGGTCAAGCAAACTGGAATGTCGTTAAGCTACGGAGGTGGCGGAAGCTCTGGACTAGGTCTTGGGTTTTATTCTACACAACAAGAAGCTGAACACATGCGCACCCTAGAAACTCTCAAAGATACTACTACTGGCCCAAAATCAAAGTGGCACATTTGGGAATTAGATATTCCAAATCCTGTATATCAAGAATGATACTGTATGTTAATGGTTGCAGCCATTCTGCAGCCGCCGAAGCTGCAAATTCGTATGCATGGGCATGCGATGACGGGAAGTTATGGAAGTATGGCGAAGAACCGCACCCTGCTAATTTAGCTGTTAGTTATGGACGGCACCTAGCTGATGCGCTGGATGCTACATTGATATGTCAAGCACAGTCAGGTGGAAGCAATGACCGCATAATCCGTACAACACTGGACTGGGTTAAAAACAACCCAGATAAACTTCAAGATACGTTCATGGTATTACAGTGGACCACTTGGGAACGCGAAGAGTGGTTCTATGAAGGCAAGTGGTATCAAGTCAACGCCAGTGGTATAGATACAGTACCCCCAGCACTAGAAGAGCAATATAAACATTACGTAGTTAATGTTGATTGGAATGTTAAAACTCCTGAGGCGCACACTAAGATTTGGAACATGCACACCTACCTTAAAGACTTGGGTGTGCGCCATGTGTTCTTCAGCGGACACAGCACATTTAGCGATATCCAACCTCAACAAAATTGGGAAAATGCGTACATCTATCCATACTCCCGCGAACACAGCTATAATGCTGTGCTAAGAAACAACGGTTTTGAGTATGTAAACCCACAAAGTTTCCATTTTGGGGCAGATGGCCATTGCTTTTGGGCGGAATATGTGCTACAATACATTAACAATAACCAACTATTGGCCACTAATGAAATACCTACTTATTGACACCAGCAACATGTTCTTCCGTGCTCGGCATCAAGCACACAGAGCTGCCGACACATGGACCAAGCTAGGGTTTGCTTTGCATTTGACAATCATGAGTGCTAACAAAGTAGCACGTGATTTGGGTGCAGATCACGTGGTGTTCGCACTCGAAGGTCGTAGCTGGCGCAAGGACTTTTACAAGCCCTACAAGGCCAATCGTGCTGTAGCACGTGGTGCAATGACAGAAGCCGAAGCAGATGAAGATAAACTGTTCTGGGAAACGTATGATTCTTTGACTAAATACTTGTCAGAAAAGACAAATTGTAGCGTTATCCGTTGCGCCACTGCTGAAGCAGATGACGTAATTGCTCGTTGGATTGCACTACACCCCCAAGATGAACACACGATTGTAAGCACAGACTCAGATTTTGTCCAGTTGGTCGCGCCTAATGTTCGACTCTACAACGGCGTTAATGATCACTTGTTTACAGTAGAAGGTGCGTTTGATGGCAAGGGCAAGAAGTTGGCATTTGAAATCAAAAGCGACAGCAAGATCCGTGTTGGCAAACCTGATGCTAACTTTGTTGCGCCCACTGACTATCAGAAGTGGATCTTGTTCATGAAGTGTATGCGCGGTGATGGTGGCGACAACGTCTTTAGTGCTTTTCCGGGGGTGCGTGTTAAAGGCACCAAGAACAATGTGGGATTAACCGAAGCTTTTGCTGACCGAGACAAGCGCGGATATTCTTGGAACAATCTCATGCTTCAGCGTTGGACTGACCATGAAGAAAAAGAACACAAGGTGCTTGACGACTACGAGCGTAACATAACACTGATTGATCTCACAGCACAACCGCAAGATATTAAAGATGTAGTAGATGCGGCTATCCGTGAACAAATTAGTCACAAAGACATTGGCATGGTGGGCGCACATTTTCTAAAGTTCTGTGGCAAATACGAGCTTAACAAACTCAGCGATCACGCAGACGCTGTGGGACGTTGGCTCAATCAAACATATAAAGGAGTTTTAGATGACACTAATAGCTAAACCGGTAATTGATAAACAGTACTGGATTCTCAAAAAAGACGATCGCAAAGTTGGGCAAGTAGAAGCTAGCGATGATGGGTACACAGTAAAAATCGAAGATCGTGTTGCTCGTTTTAAAACTATCAAAATGGCCGGGCGCGATGTAGGCATTGAGTTTGAAAAAGCAGAGAAAGCAAAGCCTGCGCCAACTAATCTAGTACACGGTTACGAAGTTAGTGGACGTGTGTACAATCCATTATGGAACGTACAACTAAAGCTACCGCTATTCACTCGTGACACCAAAAGCAAAAGTTGGTTTGCGGCTGGTTGGTACCGAGTAAAACAACACCGAACTTGGAAAGCTGTACAGAACCCTAAACTTATTACCTTGGAACGCTATGCATACCAAGGTCCATTTCATACCAAGGAACAAGCAAATGAATCCGTTTCGTGATCAAGAAAAATTTATGCGAGCTTGTGACCAAAGCGTCGACGAGTTTAATGGTACACAGTTTGATATGTACTGTGCTCTCATCGAAGAAGAACACAAAGAACTCAAGCAAGCATTGTCAGAAAACGACAACGAAGAAATTGTTGATGCATTGCTAGATATACTTGTTGTTACTATTGGCGCACTTCACAGCTTTGGTGCTGATGGAGAAGGTGGCTGGAAAGAAGTTATGAAAACTAACTTTGCCAAGGTTGATCGAGAAACTGGCAAGGTTCGAAAACGAGAAGATGGTAAAGTACTCAAACCTGTGGGTTGGACTCCACCAGATTTAAAGCCCTTCTTGAAGAAAAATAATAAAAGAGATCAAATATGAGCCTGCACATCAATCGCTTTGTTGACAACATCAAGGCACACGAAGCACGTGGTCAGAAGGATTTTACCATGACCATGCGCGATGCCAAGGACTTACATGCAGATATTACCAAATTACTGCTGACCTTGCAAGGCATGCGTGATATGCAAACCGCTACCCCAGAGGTAATTCAGGTGGAATTAACTGGTGGTGGTTTTAAAAGCACGTAGTTTTTGGAATAAATAAACTACGGAGATAACGATGAGTAGACCCAAGCCAAATGTGCTAATTGAGCACACTAACAAACAAACATACAAAACTGAGCAAGTGTTGGCCAGCGAAGGTGTTTGGGCAGTATTCTACGACTCAAAGCCCATTAACCTAAAAACCAGTAACTTGTTAACATCAAGTCCGGGACCTAAATACAAAAAGGTTAGTTTCTCCAATCCAGGGCATGCCAAGAACTTGGCCAAAAAACTCAACACGCAATTTAAAACAGACAAGTTTACTGTTGTGCTTTTGACACAAGGGGCGCAAGTGTACCCCGATGTTAAGTAAACTAGAACTTGCCAAAAAACTAACTGCTCAGTCAGACATATGGACTGTAGAAGATGCCATGCAACAATGGTGGCAAAATCCCAATGGTGGCTGGCGGCTAACCCGTGAAGGCTTTGATGCGTTTGAGCAATATAATCTTGAACACTGGGATTTTAAGGTTCCTGTAGCTGTACAAGCCACCCCTGGCATACTGCTCACATTGGACCGCAAGCTCACTGCACCGTACCATTTCAAACTAGGTAAGAAACCTTTGCTGTGTTTCTTTGACAGCAAATACGCAACCATGTACGCCTTGTATAATGATGTCAATCGATTTGTTGCAAGTTTACAACGGTATTAGCATAAAAACAACACTTTTTAGCCCAAAAAAGTAGTACTTTTGTAGTACTACTTTTCATGTGAAAACTGGTTGACCAAAAACGCAAGATCGGTTATAATATACACATGAACACAAAAACAGTAGCCCGTAAAAAACGTACAGATCGTACTCACATTGTATACATGCTCACAAGCGGTAGCGATTTCTACATTGGTGTTACTGCTAAGACTGCTTCAACTGTGAAGCGGAGCGTGATGACTCGTTGCATGAAGCACCTGTATCGCTCACGTAGCGAAGACAAGAGCTGGGCCTTGTACGAAACTATGCGTGAACGTGGCACTAGCGATTTCACTGTGAATGTTCTGGCTGTGTTGCGCGGCAAGACTGAAGCACACAATTTTGAACGTGACTTGATTCGCGCACACCGGCCTAATTTGAATACTGACGTTCGTGTTAAACAATAAGGAGAAAAGATGATTGCAATAGATCCAGCCGCAATAGCAGAAAAGTTTACCCGCCATGGTGGCGCATTTGATCGTGGTAGTGCAGACAGCTATTACAGCCGCCCACGTAATCCTCACATGTACCCCTTGGGCACGTATCATCCTCCCAAAGTAGAGTTGGTTGCAGGTACAGCCGAATACGAAGCCTACATGATGGGTTATGACTACAACGAATCAACTGGTGACAAAAAGGATTGGGGTTAATATATGAGAAAACTGTTTCGCACAAGTCTAGATGACAAAATGGATCAAGGGATTGACAAGATTATTGAGCAACTGCAAGCAGCCAAGAATGCTCGAACATACTTGCTTAAATCTGACGAAGTAGGTAAAATAGCTGACAAGTGTCAGGAGTATGATTCATACTGGACTGATCGGCTTTACGACTTAATGGATTAACATGAACAAAGAAATTACGCTCACACCCGATGGTGGCAACTTTTATCGCGCTATGTCGTTTCATTACGTTACAGTAGCAGTGATGATTGTGCCGCTGTTTATAGCACTACTCGTTGCTATCGTTAATCCGTTTTGGTTCCGTGATAGCTTTTTTAACTTTATTGAACGCCGAATCAATCAGTTCACACGCTGGCGCAACAACATCAAGTACCACATCTACTTGGGTTGCGATCCCAAGGTGTGGCACACACTCAAGGGCGATATCTAAAACTAATTATGCACAAACGAATTCAAGAACTTGCTGAACAAGCAGGAATGTATGTTGACCTTAATGGTAACCCTTGGCCCAAATGGATGAGCGCTGAAGAATGTGAAGTGGCATACGCAAAGTTCGCCGAGTTGATTGTTCAGGAATGTGCCTCTCTTGCTAAATCCAAATCTGAATATATCCAATCAATAGGAACGGATGACCGTGGTGACCAGATACAGCTACACTCTCTAGCCTGGCAATTTGAAGAATTCGGATATGAGATAAAGAAACATTTTGGAGTTGAAGAATGAATAAGTCTTTTATTGTTGTTTGTACTGAGTGTTCTGAAGAACATGAAACTGAAACAGTTAAATTCTTAAATATAGAGGAAGACATTCAAGGTCGTGATATCATGTACTTTGAATGCCCTGTAACTAACTTGGAGGCTAGAAGTCTGGTCTATGCGAAATGAACGAACGAATTAGAGAATTTGCCATACAGTCTGGTTTACCGACTGCACTTGAT